TCAATATATAACTTAACATCGGTCGTTTCCTCTTTTTTCTTTTTTTTATAATTTACTGGATAATCGCTTAGATAAATATACGGTTGAACATTATTCTCTGATTTAGGTAATGATATATGCGATTTATAGCGAACACCCCTTGCTATTATTTGAGAAACTCTTGCCATATTCCAATATGGTTCGCATATGTGAATATGTCTAATATTTTTTAAATCTAAACCCTCCGCCCCCGTTTTGCTTATTAATAATAGTGAAATAATTGAACCGTGTTTATTTTCATCTGAATTAAATATATTTATGATTTTTTCACGAGTTGAAAATTCTACATTTCCTGTAATTACTGCATACATTTGAGTTACACTTTTTTTCGACTTGGTTGGTTTTGCCGACCCTCCCCCAAATTCAATATATTCATCCACATCAGAGGCAGAACCTCCCGACATATATTCAGTCATACCGGAGAGAGAACCTCCCGAAATATTTTCAGTCATACCATACTCGTCAAGTTCATCAAGTTCATCTTCTAACATAATTTGATTTTGATACGGTTTATATCCGTTTATTTCTAATATTTTAGAAAATATGCCAATGCCCTCGCCACTAACAAACTCACTATAAAATAACCCTAATTGATTTTTATGCTTATTAATATTTTCTATAATGATCTTAAATTTCGGAGAAAATATATTTAAATTCGTTAAGTCGTATTTTGTTAATTTATCTATGTGTTTAATTACTTTTTTTCCAACATATGTAAGTGATGATTCGGGCATTAAATAATTAGAGACCTGTCTAGTTTTAACTCTATATGAACTGGTACTAGAACTCTTTGTTGAAAATCTTTCAGATCGGTTTGGTGCTTTTTTTTTCACTGAAGCTTCTTCTATTTCTGAATCACGATATGTTGTATATCGGGCGAACTGCTCGGGTGACATAGGAACTCGTTCAACTACAGTTTTTAATTGAATTGGAAAATCAGGATTATTTTCTTTATTATCAAAAATATTACCAAAATAACTACACAACCCAAATATACGATTTTGAAACATATTTTTGTTTTTTATAGAATTTGTTTTATCATTAATAAAGAACTTGTCAAAATCTTTTTTTAATTCAGGAAATAATGTATTTGACGAATTTGTTTTAGAATCTTTGTATTCATTTAACATATTAAATGTCGGCGATAATTCAAATGGATTATTTATGATAGGAGTTCCTGTTAGGAATATTAGTTTAAGATTTTTAGTATTCATTATTTTATCATAAAGTTTAATTGCATTACTGGACCCATTAACTATTGAATTAGACAAATTATGATATTCATCTATAATCAACACGGTATTTTCTAAAAAATCATCTCCTTCAATCTGAGTATTAAATTCCTTTAGGTGTTTATCTCGCATTATTTCCTCTTGTGATTTTTCTATTTTTGTTATTTGTGAATACATATTAGAAGCATTTAAACTAATAAACTTATAATTTCGGTCTATTATATCTTCAGCATCGGTATTTTCAGTATCTATGGATTTTGTATTTTCTAAATATTCATCATCTATATCTTTTTTTTTCGATTGTTTAGAAATAAATGATTTGTTTTTCGTAATAATATCTTTATTTTTTTCAATTTCGCCCTTTATGAATTTTTTTATATTCATTTTATAATTTTTCTGAAGGGATTTTGCCAATAATATTACTATTTTTCGCGATGGATCATTTTGTCTATAAAACTCGGCAAGAGCAATTGATGTAATGCTTTTACCCATACCCATTTCGTGATATAACAAAATTCCTCTCGATTTATCATTATTAATTAAATAGTTATAAACTATAAATTGATGATATTGTAAAAAACTATCTTTTTTATAACTATCTTTTATGATTTTTTCTAATGTGTTTTTTGTGCTCAATGGAAAATTTGTAGAATTTCTATCTGTAAACATTACTATATTATACTTTAAAAGATTATTATTTTTGAATTATTTTAATAAGTTAAAATCTTTTAGGAAAAATAATGATAAAGTATAAATTCAGTTTGGTTATATTTGTATTACTTTTCTAATTTAATTCGATATGAAAGAAATTGTTTCAATTTAATTCGATATGAAAGAAATTGTTTCAATTTAATTCGATATGAAAGAAATTGTTTCAATTTAATTCGATATGAAAGAAATTGTTTTAATTTAATTCGATATGAAAGATTTTAATAAGTTAATTTAATTCGGTATGAAAGAAATTGTTTCAATTTAATTCAATATGAAAGAAATTGTTTTAATTTAATTCGATATGAAAGATTTTAATAAGTTAAAATAATTCGATAATATTAATATACAATAATGATAAGCCGGGCTGAAATTATAAATACTTTGCTAAATGAAAAGACTATTCCTCGGTATAAATATATAGCAAAGTATGCCCTAAAAAAAATATCGGGGATATGTCCAGATGAGAAAAATAAAAAAGCAAAAATAAATCAATGTAGTTTGTTGGAATTAAAAATTATTTGGGATAATTATAAGGATCAGAGAAATCGCATTGATAAACCAAAACGATATTTATTAGTTGGTGATGATATTGATTATAATTCGAATAAATCGCCATCATGTGTTCCAGGTTCTTACGATTTAAACCCGATAAGTGAAGTTATAAAAAAAAATAATGGTGTATTAAATAATTCTAACGAAACCTTATTTAATGCTATAAAAACATCAACTATTATTGGCGGTGGTAATAGTAATATATGTCAAATAATGATAGTTATTATATATTTTATAATAATATTAATAATTCTTTTATTAATATATATATTAATAAAAGAATGTCTAGTTCCTTTGCCAAAGCAAGGAGCGATATACTAGCAAAAGCTGATACTAAAGCAGAAATTACCGAAATTAACAAAGATATTGACACCCTAACATCTGGAGATAATTATAAAGGACTGGACGCCGGTGAGGTAGAAAAAATTGATGAATTGGTAAACGCTTTGAAAACATTGACAGATAATACTGTTGTTAATGACGATTTTATTAAGCAAATCGAAAAAAAATTAAAAGATTTGAAAAGCAAAATCGCAGACCTAACTATTAAAATAAAAGAACTAGAAAGAGAAAAATCATCATCTACATCAACACCAACAACAACAACGACATCATCATCTACATCAACACCAACAACAACAACGACATCATCATCTACATCGACACCGGCATCGACACCAGTAGCACCGGGTGATACCGAAGAAATGAAGAAATTAAAAAAAAAATTAGAATATTATAAAAATATATTAAAAAATATAATAACCATAATTAACAATAATAATAATATAAGTTCGGCAGATTCTGATAAATTATTTAAAATTATACATGAGATAGATGCCACTCTTATGCTAACTAACCTAACTAATACTGTCGGTGGGTCACCTTATATAGAATATACCGGCGGTAATGTTGGTATATTAGGTGGAGTTATAGGAGGTGCTCTTGGTACTGAGTTTATAAATTTTTTGAATAAATATGGGGAAATAATTAAACTAATAATAGGATGTATACTACTATTGTTTATACTAGTGTTAATAGAAAGATATCATACAAAAAAAAGATGCATGTCTCGAAGAAATATATTATATATAAATTCACATATGATGTAATTATGCAATTAAACAGCATTTATTTTTTTTAACCAGGTTAATTAATAATCTCACAGAAATTTTACTAACATGAACAAGTATTTCTATACTGTCTTCTATATCCTTCTCTGCAACATCAGGAAATTTTTGTTTTATTGTTAATATCACAAATGTTTTTTTAGACTGAGAATTCATTAATAATCCTTCCGCTTGGTTCATAGCTTCCACTATTGCATTCTCTATTTCTATATCTAACATTTTAGTATATATTATATTATTATTTATTATATAATATATAATAAATATAATATAAATGACATCTCCTTATATAACAGCCGGCTCCGATGATAAATATACAGGTGGTTTATCTGTTAAATTCGATTCAGACACCGAAAGAATAATATTTGCTATATTTGTATTATTAATACTTTATTGGGTTTATGTAACATTCATATGCCCTTATTATTCATATCCATTTAAAAGGTCTTTCATGATTGCCGTATAGCAATACTGAATTAAAAAATAATTCGATTTGAAAGAAATTGTATTACTTTTCTAAAGTAATAATTAATCTGTAATTGTTTCAGGTCGCATCTCATAAACAAAATAAAACCATTTAATATTGGTATTATCCACTCTCTCTTTTAGTTCAAGGTATATTAATCGGGTTCGTATATCATTACATAATAAATCTACATTAAATTTATTTTTAGTAAATTTTATTCCTATTTTTATCGCTATGTCTTTTAAATAGTTTTTGCTTTTTGTGGAACATACTGCTCCTTTTTCTATTAACCGACTATCACTAAATTGTTTAATATTTTGTATAGGATTTCTTATTTTAAATCGTATATGAATTCCTTTTTCAGATCGCTCATCATATCCAACAATTGTATTATTTTCAATGTAAGATATTTCATTTTGTAAATATTCAGGATTATCATACCATTTCAATTCGGGTATATAAAGACGAGGTGCACTTGCTAAAAAATGACCCACTGGCATAAGAGATGCATCTACTTTTTCTATTTTAGTTGAGTTTATTTTTTTTTTATAAATTCCGTCAAATAACTTTAGTGAGTTTTCAAGTTCCTCATTACATTTGGTTTTCATTCCGGTTGAAATCCAATTTAAATCACTCTGATTTATGCTACTTTTTAACATATTTATTAGACCACTTGATCCTGATTCTTTATCTTGTTTATTCTTTTCAATTGTACCGCTTATCATATTAATATTTAGGTCAGTTTGACTTTTTTCAGTTTGTTTTTTTTTCTTTAATACAACATCTTTAATAAACATATATTTTGAATATTTTTTAAATGTATTTGATTTTAAGTTATTTCCCCATAAAACAATTTTTCGCAAACTGTAATAGTTAATCATTTTAAAATAAAAATTATGCATATTACTTTTTTTTATTTTATTGTCGGTCCATACATTAAATATATATTCTATAATTTCTTCTAAAAACTGTTTATGAAAATCTGTTCCAAAATCACAAACCGCAAGTTCCAAATCACTTATTGGCGTATTTAACCACTTTTGATAAAATCGTGATTTTTTATCATTATAATTAACAATATTTTGGTTCTTATATAAAAAACTGGTTATGTCAATTTTTATTTCTTTATCTAAAACCAAATTACGATAAGGCAATTCGGCAATTTTAATAGGTTCTGTAGTAATTTCATCATAAGGTAGTAAAATTAAATAATCACCAAAAGTGTATATAACCGATTGGATACCATTATTGAAAATAATTTTTTCATCAGAATTAAATAATCTATCGAAAAATATTTCCCGATTTGACATATCACTCGTTTCATAATTAATCGTAAATGCCGGTTCTACATATTCGCTTTTATCAATATGTATTAAAAATGATAAAGCCATATTAAAAAAATTATCATTAATTAAAGTGGCATTGAATTCAATATTAAAGTAATTATTAGCATGTTTTACCGCTTTTAATAAATCATTATATGACCAAACTGTAGAAACTTCTATAAAAAACCGCTTTATTATATATTTGATATTATTTATTTCTTCATCACTATAATATGTATTAAAATTAGATATATCTAAACTGTTAATATCAATATTATATGTTTTTTTATTTTGATATTTTACATTTGGCAAGTTTGCCGCATTTGGTTCAAAATATAAATCGCCTATTTCATTATCAGATTTTTTAATAACACCTTCCGGATTTATTATATCATTATTTATAAATGAATCAATAGCATTTTCATGTAATGCCTTTTCTATATTTTGTATTACAATATATTCATTTATTTTGTCTTTATATTTTTCTTCCTCGATACTTAATTTATATTTTCCTGAATTATCAAGAATAGGGAGACACGATGTAAATATGCGAATATTAACATTTTTTTTATGATCTTCTAAATATTTATGACTATGTTTTCTTATGGTCCTACCCATTATTTGTATTAAAGTTGGAATATTATCAGGGCGACCCATAATCATTAATTCACGAACTGCCTTTATATCATATGATTCTTTCATAATCTTTCCCCCAACTAAAATCATAATTCGGTGACCATTAGAGTTATCTATAGAATTAAATTTATTTAACATTCCGTAAATGCGATTTTTGTCAATTTCACTATGTACTGTTATAAATTTAACTGGCATAAATGTATGTATTGTATCTTTATCTTTAATATCGGTATTTGTTTTGCCTGGATTTGCTTTGCCTGAATTAGTTTTGCCTGGATTTGTTTTGCCCCCTGATATGTTATTTGATTTATTTTTTAATATTTTATTATAGTATTTATAAAATTTTTTGATAAAATCCTTAAATATATCTTTTGATTTTATATTATCATCGTTAGTATAATATAATATAATTTCTTGTTTATCGGATTGTGTTGTATATTTACATTTCATTATTTTTTTACCATTTTCCAAATTTTGAAATTTTCCGTAGAATGTTGTTTTTCTAATATTATTTGATGGATTAATTATTTTTATTATTATTTTATAATTTTTTATTAAAATCTCAATGATATTAATAGTAATATCAGTTAAGTTAACAAAGCATAAATTAATAATAATGATTTCATTAAAAATAATAAACTCCAATATTGTAGTATCGTGTGTATAAATTTCATAATAATTTGTATTGCTGTTATATTTAATATCTATAGGTTCGTCGTCGCTGAACTTTAATAATTTTTTTTTAAATAATAGTATTTTTATATTTGATATTAAACTACTATTAGCATACCCCCCGTCTATCATACTATGTAATTTTCTTATTTTTCCGCATATTACACATAATGTATTATCACTACTACTTCCATTTTCGCTTATTATATGATTATTTAATAATATCTCCTCTATAAGCAATACTCCTGATATATGTATAAAATTATGATATATAAATGTTTTTCCGCAATTATTTTTTATATTTTGTATAATAGTGTCCATCATAGTTTTATATTTTGTTGATATTTTTTCCAAATTATCGACCTGTAAAATATCGCCTACTATTTTATTGTTTTTAAAATTAATTTTATTTTCAGTTTTCCACTGCGGTGTTGCGTTAGTTAATAAGGTTTTTATATCGTTTGTTTGAAATATACCTTCTTTTGTATTGTTTGGATTAGGGATAGCAAAATCGACTAAATAATTACTATCTATAGATAAAGTCCCTGTGAAATTTTTTTCATATGTATTATAGTGAAATTTAGACATAGGACATCTTATGAATTGTAAATATTTAATGGAAGGAATATAATCTCCTATAAATGTTCTGCTCGGATAATGTTTGGGGTTTGCATCCTTTAAATAACTAATTCTTCCTTTACATAAATCGCTTATTTTGGTTAGAGCATTTGGTTTTAATTGATTGTCCTTAGTAAAAAATTCGCTTTTAATTAATTTAGGATAATATTTTGATGGCAACAAAAAATTTAATAATTCTATAATCTCGGATGGTTTATTATTTATAGGAGTTGCACTCATAAATACAGCTCTAATACTTTCGTCATAATTTAATATATATTGAATGGCTATGCCCCAATTATTCTTATTCAAACTATTATAAACGTTATGGATTTCGTCGCATATAATTAATGAATTTTTAAATTTATTCATTAAATCTATATTTAATACTATCTTTTTACTTGCTATATTTTCTTCTATTTGACTTTCGGTCATATTAGTTAAGTTTAGTTTTGTATCCTTAATTATAAATAGCATATTTACTAATTTCTTATATCCAATAAATTCAAAAAATCCGTTTTTTTGTCTATTATTAATATTTTTTTTCATTTTCGTCAAAAATTCTTTATATAAATTTATGAAATAAATATTACCACTCGCCGCCGATTGTTTTAATTTATTTAATTTTTTTAATTCCTTTTTGTTTATAATACCAAATTCGGGAAATCTCATTAATTCAGGTTTAAAAATAGATGTTGCCGTAAATCCAATTATAAATATAGAACCAATAGAACTGTTTTCTGTGCTGAATTCTTTTTTAAAATACTTAATAAAATTCATTGCAATACTAAGAGATCCAATTGATTTACCAACACCCGTCTGCCATTTCATTAAAATGCGGGAATATGGTGTATTTGGATTTATATACTTGCTTATAAATAATTGATAAGAATGATATTGTAATAAACTCATGTCATCAATAATTGGATCTAAATTTTTTTTGGGAACAACTATATTAGACCACTCAGATACACTGTTCTCTTTTGGTAATTTATATTGATAGAATTCCTTTTTTTTTAGTATATCTCCTATTAATTTATCTGTTTCATTTTCTAATAAATATGCCATTTTATTTTGAATGAATTATATATATATTGAATTATTTTAATTTTAAAATATTAGGATGTATAGACTATAATAAAATATATATTTATATTTGTATTATTTTTTAAAGTATCAATATACTTATATATATAATGAATACGATAGCAAATTTAGTTAATTCAACTTCAGTTAATTCAACTTCAGTTAATTCAACTTCAGTTAATTCAACTTCAGTTAATTCAAAAAAATGCCATAGTAAAAATACAAATCTATTAGTAAGACCACATTCGGTATCTAGTCAAAATTGTATTGAAAATATTAATTTTACAGAAGATATTGAAATGGAAAATCTCGGGCGGGAATTATATAAAACTAATGATTTTTATAAATCTCTAGCGAACTTAATGTCAAATAATGACTTTAAAACTATTTTAAAAAATTTTTGGAACAATGAACTAGAAATTAAATCTTTCGTAATGTATATACAACTTTACCAGTATATCAATAATAGATTTCCGGATTTATCAGAATATAAAAAAATACATATGATAAAAATGTTAATTGATAATAAAAATACACGAGGTATAATTTGTAAAGATTTTTTGAATGAGTTTAGTTCAAGTTCACCAAACAAAAATAATTTATTATATTAGAAAAATTATGTATTAATCACACTTATCATAATCTATTCTATATTCATTACCGTATATATTCCGATTAAATAATTTATCCTCATTAAACATACACTCAAATACATTAAATCGACACCATTTTTTAATATAAGAAAAACAATTAGAATGTGTAATTAATAATATTACTATTATAATAATAAAGCAGAACTTAAACATATTATATTATTACTTTCCCAAATTATTTTAATTTTATTATTGTATTATGTAAATTGAGTTTATTATACATAAATTTATATACTATGAATAAAACACACACATCAGAATGATTACATAAAAAAATCTAATACCGGATATGTATTATAATGGGGTTATTCTACGACATTCTTACCTCCAAAAAAGGATTAATCCTGCTGTTTTAAAAATAATAAATACTAATAAAATAAAAAAAAAATAAATATCATAGACTAAATAACATATTTTAAGTAGTTTGCCACGCAATAATCTCCATTTTTATTTTTTTCACTTATAATAAATGTATTCGTTTCGGTCTTAATTTTCTCAGATTTAAAATATCTAGTCATATTAAATGTTCGAATTTCAGCATATGTTATATTTTTTCTCTCATAATCATTCGGATCAATCGGTTTCCAGTATTTCATATTAGCAAATCCGGTATTATAATCAACCCATAGTGTATGTGAATAATTGCATTTTGACTTGGTACATAAACCCATCACCCACAAAGCACATGTTTGGTTTTTTGTTTCAGTTCCCTTTGTTTGAATAACGGTTTTAATAGAAGGACTGACTTTAATGGGGTTATTCGGCTTTGGTGCTGTATAATTATTTTTAAATGGAGTAAACGGCATTAGTTGTTTAAATTCAGGTTCATTTAAACATTTGTTAATTTGGTGTAATGTATTTAGTAGAAGCAAGTCTTTATTTACATTATCTAATTTAATTTTCAACGGCGGTTCATCACCCCACCTCCTTTTCGTTTCTTTTTTAGTTTCAATCTTTTCAATCTTTTCAATCTTTTCAATCTTTTCAATCTTTTCAATCTTTTCAATCTTTTCAATCTTTTCAATTGGTTTAAGTTTTGAGATGCCTGTAGAAATATATGTTTTAGAAATATCATTTTCATTTTCACTTAGATTATTAAGTATGTATAAAGGATCCCATTTTGGTCTATCATCATCGGTAGGGTACATTATTTTATTATCTAAAAACTCCGTTAGTTCATTTTCAACTTTAATAAGTTCACTATCGACATTATATGTATTGGATTTATCTATATTTTCATAAAAATCATCAATATTTTGATAATCTTCCTCAGTTAAATTACACTCGGGTAAATTGTCATTATTTAAATTGTATTCGGGTAAGTGATTATTTTCAGCATGTAATTCGTATATAGTTATTAAAGTATCCATATGCATTAAGCATTCTCGTATATATTGGGGGATTTGTCCGGGGTGGATTTGTCCGGGGTGGATTTGTCCGGTATTGATTTGTTCGGTATTGATTTGATTGGAACACATTCGTAATAAAGGCTGGTTTATTATATTTTAATTATATTAATTCAATTTTTTTAAAAACTGAAAATGATAAATATACTTATAATTTGAGTATAATTGGATATTATTAAATTATTTCTTAAAAGAAAGAAATTAATTAAGTATATAATGATTTTAATTAAAAATAATCTTGAATGTGTTATTACACTAGATGACCCTAATGATATATTGTCAAAAGATCGGAATGCTATTATACTAAATATACTAAAGGAAAAATTTGAAGGTAAATGTTATTCGTCATGCTATATTTTAAATATAATCAAAGTAATACGAAGATCTCTCATATACTGTAATGAAAATTTAGATGCTAATTTTAATATCAATATTGTATTTGAAGCTCAGGTTATTATATATCAAGAAAATGAAATAATTCACGATTGCGAAATAATTAAAAAAGAACAAAATGGTATTACTCACGGAAAAACTAAATACGGCGGAGTTCAATTAAATATACAACAAAATATGGCAATATTTAACACCGGTGAAAAAATACCAGTTATTGTTAAAAAATTAAGATATAATATAAATCAAACCGAAATTTCTATATTAGCTATTCCATTTATTCCAGTTGCCTATGAAATTATTTTCTATAAAACAACAAATGATTTATCGTCCGAAGACTATGCTAATTTAAATAACCTAAATAAACAATTAACTGAACTAGATGATAAAATTAATACAATGGACAAAAATCAGTTAAAAATATTTAATTTCTTTAAAGATATAATTACCAATTATGATCTAAAGGATACAAAAACCTTTGATAAATATATTAAAGATTTAACATCGGACACAAAAATACAAAAACATATTAAAGGTTGTAAAATTGTAACTATTGATACATTATTAGATGAGTTAAAAACAACTAAATCAAAAGATTATATTTTATTCAAACAGTATAACTCATATGATTCTAACTATTGTAATAAACTAGAAATATCAGATCTACCGGATGATGAAAAATCTTTATTTAAGTTTAATTCCGAATCTCAAATGATTATTATTACCGAAAATATGTATAAAATAATGGAGATATATTTATATGAAAATATACGAAATAAACAAACTCTATTGAACTTCGTGGATGCATATCCTACATTTAAAGATGTTGAAAAGTCAAAAAATATATGGAAATTATATTTACTATTAAAAAATAAATAGACTATATAATATAACACTGAATGACAATAGAACTAAACGAAAAAAAAAAATATATATATAATAATATTAATGATATAGACATAGATATTAAAAAGGAATTACTACAAATTATATATAACTCTAATACAAAGGATAAAATTGTTGAAAAAGGAAATGGTGTTCAAATTAAATTTAACGATATTGAGGATTCTACTATTACAACATTATATAGTATTTTAAAAAAGAGAATTAAAGAAAATAGTTTAGAAATAGATTTTTAATAATAATAAACATTCATATTTTTTTTTGCCATACATAATACATTCATAATTTTTTGCCATAGATAATAAACATTAACATAAATAACCCGCCACGCATCTAATCAAATCGGTATTAAGTAAAGTAAATTGTGTATTTATTTGGTTTGTAATTATATTTACACGCGATAATCTAAATAAACGAACTGCTTTAAAAATATTTCTCAGAACTTGTTTTTGGTGATATGTCAATATTGGACTTTGTGAAATCATTTCTATATTAAAAAATCGGCACCTAATAGCTTCTTCATATTTAATCAATAGAGGGGTAGCTTGTATGTTCATGTGATGTGTCGTCAAATCTGTATATATATCATCGACGTGTTTTGAGCTAAATGATCTAAATAATTTCAGTGTCGTTAAGGGAGTTTTTGGATCATCGGAAGTAGGTATTTGATTAACTGGAAATATCTCGGTCAATCCTTCTTCTGGCCACCCAAAGTTCGAGTCAAAGAATGTGTCTGACATTGATAAAGTATCATTATATAATAATATTCATTTTTTATAAATTTGAATTTATGATAATTTTATTATAAGACTGCTATATATATAGTATATATTGACCCAATGTCGGAATTTGACAATATCATTAAATTAATATCAAGCGTTACGATAGATAATCCGTTAGAATTGGAACTTAAATTTATACTAGATAAACGAATAAAAAAACCATATCACATAAAGAATAAAATACAAGTCAATGTTATTGATTTCTATTTATATATATACCGAGAATTTCAACCGTGTATTATTTCCAAATCACAAACCATTAATTTTATTAAATCTGATAAAAACTACGGAATGTCGGTAAAACAACTTCATTTTAACGGAGATGTTCAAATAAAAGAACTAAAAACATATTATATTAAAAAATCCTTAATACCTCCCATATTTATAGAATCCGGCGAACAACCTTTAATAAAATTAAGTTTATGTAGTGAGCAAATAATAAATTCTGAACAATCTATATCATATGATTTAGTGCGGTTTAAAGACCGGTTCTCTATTAAATTAAATGAGTTATGGAGACTGGATATAACATTAATTAAAGAGACTTCAGATATAAATGTAATCAATAGTATACATAATTTAAAATCAATCATTAAATCTTTATTTTGCAGGGTTGATAATTATAAATTTTCGGATAAAATAGAATTTGAAATAGAATTTATAGGCAATATTAAAATATTAAATACGAATATGATTAAAGAAGCCGATGCTTTATTTAATGAATATATTACTAAATTTAGATTGACTACTGATATTGATTCATTCAATACAATAAAAGAAGATAAAATAAAAAAAGATAAAATAAAAGAAGATAAAATAAAAAAAGATAAAATAAAAGAAGATAAAATAAAAAAAGATAAAATAAAAGAAGATAAAATAAAAGAAGATGGAATAATTAATGAGGTGCCTATTGTATCAAAGCCGGAATTAAATATTATTTATACAAATAATATATGTCTCGCTGCCCGATTATTAAAGCCAAATTTAATTAATAAATTTCAATCCGGATATTTTGGTATGAAACAACTGGGGTCCAATCCAATAGAAATAGATAAGGGAATGTATTATAATAATATATTACCTAGTATATCGGATTACATTATTACTGATAAAATTGATGGCACCCGCAGTTTAGTATTTATATATATTAATAAATGTTATGTTATAAATAATAAGAATATTCATTCAATATCGGAAATATTGTTAAATGATCAAGAAATTGAATATAATAAAATACTATTTGATATCTTTAAAAGTGAATGTATTATATTAGATGCGGAATTAATACAAAGTAAAAGCGGCGGTTCGGATTTATATTATGTTTTTGATATAATTAAATATATAAACATAGATGTGTTTAATTTTAATTTTGATGATCGATTGAATTATATAAATAAACTTATGGGTCATTATACATTTATAAAACATAAAACATTCACCTATATACAAGATTTAATAGAAAATAATATTTCAATAAAAACATTTTATATAGAAAATTGTGAATTAACAAAGCAGGCGAACAATTATTCTACTGATGGAATAATTATATTTAATCGAAATGCCAATTATAATGAGACGAAATATTACAAATGGAAACCAATATGTACTATAGATTTTTATTTAAAGAAATGTCCTAATAATATTCTCGGGATTGAACCATATGTTAATAAACCCGATAAAACACTATATATTTTATTCAGCGGAATTAATGACATAGATTATAATAACTTAAATTTAGCGAAGGATAAATATTATTATGATATTTTAGGTAGACAAAAATTCAATAAAAAATATTTTCCTATTCAGTTTGAACCAGCCGATAATCCATGGGCTTATTTATTTTGGCATGATTCCGATAATCTAGATGATAAAATAGTTGAATTGACCTATGCCAACCAATGGGAATTTATAAAAATAAGAGATGATCGGAAAAATGATATGGCGCGAAAAACATATTATGGCAACTATTTTAAATATGCTGAATCTATATGGTTTAATTTACAAAATAAATTAGATTTGGATAATATGATTTATGTAAATTCGGACATTAGTTTAAATAACTCATATTTTAAAGTTTTAGATAACGATGATTATTCGGCAATTAGGAAATTTAATAATTTTGTAAAAATGAAATTAATTGAATTAAACTTAAATACATTAAGTATGGATAATATAATTGATATATGCTCCGGTCGTGGGCAGGATTTACAAAAATATATAAATTGCGGATTTAAGAATATATTTATGTTTGACAATGATATAGACGGTATAATAGAAATAATTAATAGAAAATATAAGTATAGCAAATTAAAATATAATACATCTAATTATAATACATCTAATTATAATACATCTAATTATTCAAAATTCCCAAATATATATGCCAAAAAATTAAATATATTAGATCCACCTAAAGATAATATCTCATCAATAAAAAAACTAATAAAAATTGCTAATGTGAATAAGGTAAAGATTATCGTATGTAATTTCGCATTACACTACTTAGTGTATAATAAAACAAAATTAAGTAATTTTACTAGGTTATTAAATGATATTCTGGATCCCGGTGGTATATTTATATTTACATCATTTGACGGAAATAAAATATTTGACCTGCTGTTAAATACGGATAAATACGAAATATCAGTAGATAGTAAAATAATATACTCTATTAAAAAAAAATATAGAACTGTAGAATTTACAGGACTGGGTAATAAGATTGATGTTTTATTACCATTTTCAAATGATGAATATTATACTGAGTATTTGATAAATATTGATTTAGTAAAATCGGCATTTCATTCCAAAGGAATAAATTTAATGATAGAATCGAGTTTTTCAGAATACGTGGAATTATTTAAAGAAGAAAAGAAATATTTTTATGATAAATTAAATAATGCAGATAAAGAATACATAAGTTTATATAAATTTTATATATTTCAAAAAAATGGAAAAAAAAAGTAATTACATAGCATGAAACACATAATTATTTTTTACCCAAAAATCCACTGATATATCTTTCCAAACATTATTCCAATTTATATTACTTACAATATACCATGGTAGTATATCCATTCGGTGATAACTTTCGCATATTATTTTGGCACACTCTCCCATATTATCGTATTCACCGACATAGTATTTATAAAAGTATTTTAATGTTAATTGTCCACCTTTACCAGTACCATCGCAGATTAATATATTACATAGTTTTTTAAACGGAACCCAATAAACTGTATCAATGCCTAATTTTATACAATGTTCATTACAGCACCATTCACATTCATCTTCTGCAACAATTCGTATATATGAAATAATCAAATTAGAAATATCTTTATTAACAAATCGGGATAACTCCTTATGATATATTTTTTTTACATCAGCGACTGTAGACATTACTTTATGTATATTAGCTTGGACTGTGTTAGTTTTAATATCTATTTATAATTTCAATTTTTGAACTTTATTGAAACTTAAAAAAAAAATTAAATTTTTGGATGATATATTTGTCCTATCAATTAATGATTTAAGTATTTATATTTATAAATATAATCATAGGTACGGACCTGACCCAATTCCCCACAACGGCAGACAACAAAAGGGGACTGCACAATCAAAAACGAAATGATTAACATTTATGTTATAATTTTGTTTGGATAACAACATAAACTTTTTTTTGTCTATTAATTTATATAATTATCTTTGTAGTTTATCTAAATAATATTTATATAAATTAATATACAATAAATAATATAATATGGATGAAGGTTTGGTCGCTCCGGATGAACCGGGTAAGATTGAGAACCAGTTCGTCCCGGAAAATGAAAGAGAGAATAATATGCCTAATATATCTACATATATAACAGATGACAGTAATCCTGTAAAAAATAATATAAATGAACCGGTGAAAAACCCCCGTTTTTATTTATTTAAAAAGGTAAATAAAATGGTTTTATTGGGTGTATTAATGGTTTTTATACTTATAATTATTAAACTGGTTGATTTTAGAAAAAAATCGGCAATCGGAATTATACCATTATATTTTTACTGGAGAGCAGATACTCCTGATATAGATAATATAGTTAACATAATATATACGAAACAATGTAGAAAGCGCGGTAATAAATTATGTATACCTAAAAACAAATATGTAATTAACATGATTATTTCAAATGACACTCCTGAAAATAATATATTAATTATTAATAAAGATAAAACCATAAAACTTCCAAAAGACCCGAATGAAATTATAGATGAGATAATAGATTATAGAAAAAAATTATATTGGGATATTAGCATTTTTTAACATAAATTGATATTTGTAAAAATTGAATTTTATTAAATAAATTATAACAATACTTTAATGAACCAATCTAATGATGATACTGAACCCGTTTTATGGTATGTTAATGATGTTAATTCATTAGATGAAAATCCAAATGAAGTATGTGTTTATTTTAATAATGCAGACCGAGATTATAATTCAGAAGAGCAGCCGCTTGATTGGATAAACTGGGTAAGATTATATATAAACGAAGAACACAATGCTATCGGTCTCAACATTTCAAACGGCGATCCGCATGGGTCTCAGATAGGATTTAATTTAAAAAAATATATAAGGGAGGGTGAACAATTCACATATGAAATAAATATTAATGAGAATTCATTACCCCGATCAGAACTTGTTGGTTCATGTAATATTAATTTAAATTGTTTAAAAATTGATAAAAATATAAAAGATGATAATGGACTAAAACAAGAATTATTAGATGCTCAAAACAAAATTAAACAATTAGAGGAAAAAATTAAAGAGTTAGAAAAAAATATTAAATAGTTAAAAAATATTTTTTTTGTATTTATTCGGAATTATAAATTTGTAATAGAAATTATGTTTAGATCAGATAATGTTATTTGTAGTTGTATTTGTATATTATTCTTTTTACATTGGATTAATATTTCATTTAATGTTTTAGATGAGTCAGATCCTTGTATACTTATACCTAATTCGGGATTATACTTAAAACCAGCATCGCTTCTATTTATTGTTTTTATATTTAATGTAGTATTTTTAATAATACTAAAACCATCGCCTATTATAGAATACACATTATTTAGAACACACCTATAATTAGGACAGTTTATTAAATTGTTATTTATTATACATTTGGACACGGAAGACTTCTTAACATCATAGTTTGCTAAATCATCCATACAAACTTCAACTATTTTATATTTGAAAATAATTTTTCCACTATCCAATAATTGTTTATTATATTTTTTCATGTCAATATTAAATGGAGTTAATATAATATCGCCATTTAAACAATTTTCTCTTTCATAATAAAGTATTTCTG